CGGGTGCCGTCTTTAGCGGTTATCCATTCGGCGTGGCTAGAGTTGCCCTTGAATGGCTCTAGTCTTGCTAGGCGTGTCTCAATAGTTCTGTAGTTATCCACTTGTTATCCTTTGTTTGTTGTTGTGAGTGCTAACACACTCCCAAGACTATCAGAGATTAGGCTGATAGTCAAGGGCTAGCGTTAGTCTAGTTCAAAGTAATCGTCTGAGTCAAAGTTGCCAGATTCGTTGATTATGTCAATTAGTGCTATTAGTTCGTTCATTAGTTCATCCTTAGTTTGTTTGAATGGTTAGGTTGCGCTTGTTGTCCCAGATTGCTATCTGGTCGAATGCTTTGGCGGTTGCTATGGCTTTAGTTCGGTCGCCTATAAACTGAGTCTTGTCTATCCACCGTCTGCCAGTCTCTGGGTCGTTCCAGATTCCGACAATCTCACCGTCTTGAGTCTCTGCCAGTGTTGTCTCACTAGTTGCCACCCAGTAGCCGTTAGTTGCCTCTAGGCGAATGAATGCGCCGTTTGTCTTGAGATAAGTTCCGTCTCTCATTAGTTCCCCTCCTTGTCTACTGACTCTAGGGCTTTGATAACTTGCTCGATTTTGTAGAGGTGCTTTTGTAGTTCGTCCCAAGCCTCCTCTGTAATCTGCCCGTCTTTTACACTGGCGTTGTATTCGCTGTTTAAGTAAGAAACTAGGTTGCTAGTGAAATTTGACATTTGGTAAACTCTCTGCTAGGTGATGCCGTAGCCCCTTTGGCTACTCTCTAAACCTAGCATTCCAAACCCACCAAAGTCAAGCCATTTCACGCTCCAAACAAATCATTTTATCCAGCAAAATACCCGCTTATATGCGGGGGCACACCCGTATCCAATTTCTCGCAACTTCCAGAATATTTGATGTGCTAGGATATAGCCATGTCAGAAATTATCGTAAACCTGTCGGGGCTTGGTCAGTTCACCATGACCCTTGACCTTGTAGACCCGTCCAACCCAGATGACCTGGACCAAGTAGAAGTCTGGCGTGCCACCTTCTGTGACGATACCAACGATGACTGCGACATCATCTTCTTCGAGATGGGCACTGACTACGAAGCCTGGGACCTAATCGATGAGGCCATCCAAACATATCGCCAGGAAATCAGCGACCTGGACTAGGCCATCCCAAAATTTTTTTCGCTGTAATTTTTAAAACTTTCAAGGAGCACCGATGTCACGTGGACTAACTGATGAGCCAGAGCTACCAGAGGAAACCAACGCAGACTCCGAGATGGACAACATCATCAACGAGCTAATCAAGGGCCAGAATAAGTTGCACGACAGACTTGTTGACCTTGAGCGCAAGTATGACTATCTGACCAATCCAACAAACCAAGAGGCAAGCGCCGAGATTGAGGCCGCTGACCGTAAGTTCTGGAAGCGTGGACTATAAACCATGTCAGCCCTAACCCCATTCCGTGGCTCCAGCGTACTTGATGATGTCTTGCTTAAGGCAGCAGCCGATGGTCGTAGCCCAATAGAGATGGAGCGCATCTCAGGTATCCCAGCCGCTCAAGCTGTGCAACACGTCAAACAGCTCTTAGACTCTCGTGATGTTTGGACTGAGCACCAGCAAAGACAGTTGCTCCTATCTGAATTGCACGAACTAAAAGACAGCCTGCGTGACCAAGCACTCAAAGCCGGTGACATTGACTCAGCCCGCTTGCTACTTAAGTCCCTGGAGATTATCGGCAAGCGTCTCGACTCACAGCAGCAGACCCTGGATGAGAACGTCATCAAGCTTTCAGAGTACCAGCAGTCGGTGCTACTTCGTGCAATGGACGCAGCATTGACCTTTGCCAAGGAGCAGTTAAACGAACGCTACCCGCAGATTACAAAATCAGAACTTGAAGAACTAGTAGCCGATGGCCTCCAGCAGGCTAAGTATCAGCTAATGGAAGAGGAACAAATCTAAGATGAGCCTGTCAGAGACTTGCTCTTGTGGTGCATCGTTTACGGCAGAACGCCCGAACGATGAGCTTAAGCTATTGAATGCTTGGCGTGTCAATCACAAGTGCGTTCCTCAAGAGGGAACTCTGGCTATCGTAGATACCTCACGCTCAGAGATTGCTAACTACCACCCGATTGGCTTTAGTCCATTCCCAGATGTTGAAGAAGATGACGAATGATTGATAACGTACTAGACAACGTTATTGCCGATATCAGAGCGAGAAGTAAGAAAGCCGAATACCTAACCGACATCAAGCTCTGGGCCAAAGAAGTTCTAGGCAAGACGCTCTGGTCAAAGCAAGAAGAGATTGCAAAGAGCATTGTGGATAATACCCACACCGCTGTTGTGTCTTGCAACGGTGCTGGTAAGTCTGGCCTTGCGGGAATTATTGCCGTTTGGTGGGTAGCAGTTCACGACCCACGAGATGTAGCAGTTATTTGTTCGGCACCTACTTATATTCAGATTGCCAGAGTGCTCTTCAAGGAAATCCAGGATAACTTCAGGGCTGCTAAAGAGCACGGTGTTACCCTACCTGGTTACATCACCCAGTCCCAAGAATGGAAACTTGAAGATGGTACAGTTATGGCGTGGGGTCGTAGACCTGCTGATAAAGATATCGTTTCTGCCTTCCAAGGTATTCACCGCCGTTACGTCATGGTTATCTTGGACGAGGCCGGTGGTATCCCTGAGGACCTCTATACGGCAACGGAAGCTGTCACGAATACTGAAGGCGCTAGAGTATTGGCAATTGGTAACCCTGACTCACGAGGTACGCCTTTCCATAAAATATTCCGAGAAGACCCGACTTGGCATAAGATTAAGATATCAGCTTTTGATACTCCTAACTTCACTGGGGAGGATATTCCCGAGGAGCTTAAGCCGCTTCTTATCCAGCCGGCCTGGGTTGAGCGTCAGAAAATATCTTGGGGTATAGACTCTGCCCGCTATAAGTCTAAGATTCTAGCAGAGTTTCCAGATGAAGCCGACAACACCTTCTTCTCGCAAAGCGCAATTGACCGAGCGGTAGATACCGAGATTGCAGAAGACTTTACAAAAGAAGCTTGGCTGGGCGTGGACGTTGCCCGCTTCGGTGAAGACGACTCTGTTGTCTACATAAACCGAGGCGGTCGCTGCCGAAGGCTTGCAACTTGGACTAAGGCTACATCTATCGAGTCAGCCACTCGCATTCACAACTTGGCAATCGAGCACGGAGTTACTCAGGTTCGTATTGACGCAGCGGGTCTTGGTGGCCCGATTGTTGACCAGGTGGCTGCGCTGTCAAATGATAACTACATCACAATCTCGATGCTCGGCTCTGCAGCTAGCCCAGACAACACCCGCTGGCTAAACGCTCGTGCCTTCAACTATGACACACTGCGTGAAGCAATGCTTGATAACAAAGTTGATATTGACATAGAAGACAAAATGCTGATGGATGAACTCCTGATGATTCAGTATAAGTTCTCGGCTAAGGGTGCAATCCAGATTGAGTCCAAGGATGACATGCGTCATCGTGGAGTTAGCTCTCCGGACAGCCTCGATGCACTTGTGTATGCTGCTGCGAACCTGGACCACATCATTAATGCGCCATATGCACAGCATTCAGTGGGCGATAGGATTACTTACGACACAAATCGCATTGATGATTACGACCCATTCTTGTCTTCTTGGAACTGGTAGCCCAGCAATTTGTGTGATACAATAGTTTTATACCCACTTTAAGGAACTTTTCATGGAGAATCCAGAGTTTTTATCTGAAAAATTGCAGGCACAAATCGCAGAGAACGAAATCCTGCGAGAGTCTTACTCTTCTATGGCCCAGGCCATCCTTGCCTTTGATGACTCAGGCTGGAACACTGCCAACGCATCAGGCTCCGGAGATGGCTTTACACTAAACGAACTAAAGGATGCAGCTAAGCGTATCCGAGAGCAGACCGAGGGTAACCCGCTGCTAAAGCGTGGCTGTGGTCTACGCACATCTTACATCTTTGGACGTGGGGTTTCATTCTCGGACCAGCCACCTCGTGTCCAGAAGTTTATCCAGGACCCACGCAACCAAGAAGTTGTGTTCTCCCCTGAAGCTCAGGTAATTAACGAACGTGCTAACTTTACTGATGGCCAGTTCTTCTTGCTTGCTAATGTTTCGACCAAGCAGTTCCAGCGTATCCCGTTTGCTGAAATCTCAGCGATTGTGACTGACCCAGATGACGCAGAGCGTATTCGCTACATCCGCCGCACTTGGACTAACAAAGTGCAGGAACTTTCATCAGGTGCTGCGAAGGAAACCATCAAGCAGGTTTGGTACCCGGTAGACACTTACTCACCTGAGAACGGTCGCTTCGTTGCATCTATTCAGGGTGACCCGGTGGATGTAAAGTTTGTTATGTTCAACTTCCACGTGAACCGCCGTGTCGGTCAGGTTCTCGGAGTGCCAGACGCATTCCCGGCTTTGCCATGGGCACACGCATACAACGAGTATCTAAAAGATGGCTCTCGTATGCTTAAGGCGCTTTCGATGTTCGCTTGGCAGTTGAAGTCAAAGACTAAGACTGGAGCAACTAACGCTGCTGCCACAATCGCAACCCCAAAGACTGCAGGTTCTGTTGCTGTAACTGGTTCCGACATGGAACTAAACGCAATGCCTCGTGGCAACAACATCAACCTAACCGATGGTCGCCCACTTGGCTCCATGGTTGCATCAGCCCTTGAGGTTTCAGTTGTAGCTTTGCTGTCTGACCCTGGAACTTCAGGTGCTTATGGAACCGCACAGACCTTGGATGTTCCAACCGTAAAGGCAATGGAGTCACGCCAGCACTCATGGACTTTGTTCTACAAGCGAGTGCTTTCATTCCTAGGTGCAAAAGATGACGCACTAGAAATCAACTGGCCAAAGATTGAGACCGAGCCATCACAGCGCATGACTCAGGCTCTTGCACTTGCTTACGAAGGTAAGGCAATCTGGCAGGACGAATATCGTGCAGCGATTATCGAAGTGCTTGATGTCCCTCGTCTGCACCTTGACCCACCTCCGGTAGATGGCTCAAATGACTCGAACGCAGATAACTCTGCGAGCGCAGTTCCAGGTCAAGGCAACTCAGGTGCAGTAGGTTCGATGCAAGATAATGCGAACGACCAGCGTGATGCCGATAACGCACCTGTTGCGTAATCTATTTGTGCTATAATAATACAAGTAGATAACTTATTGGAGAATTTATGAGCGTTTCGTTAAACGAATCAATTGCCTTCAGTGCAACAGGCACTGGCAAGAAATGGCAAATCAAAGTTATTGAATCAGGTTGGGGCTCATCTGGTTATTACCCTAAGGAAATGTTGGCCGAGTTCGGTCCTAAGACATTCAAAAAGGGTACCAAGGTTTTCATGAACCACCCATCAATCCACGAAGAAAACGACCGCCCAGAGCGTGACGTAAACCAGCTTGCTGGTAAGCTCGTCTCTGACGCTAAGTTCGATGGAACCGGCCTAGTTGCCGAAGTAGAATTTTACTCACACTTTGCTCCTATCATCAAAGAGATGGCTGGAGATGTAGGCTTGTCAATCCGTGCATTGGGTGAATCCCGTGTTGGTGAGGCAGAGGGCCGTCAGGGTCCTATCATCGAATCACTTGTTGCAGACCCAATGACAAGTGTAGATGTTGTAACCGTAGCCGGAGCAGGTGGCAAGTTCTTGTCTCTGCTTGAGAGCTACACAAGAAAAGACGATGAGGCAACTGTGCTGTCGGAGTCTGTATCGGAAGGAAATGAAATGCTAACTAAGGAAGAGCTAGACTCAGCAGTTGCTGAGCTTAAAGAATCTTTCACCGTTGCTTTCGGCACTCTTCAGGAATCTGTAAAGTTCCTTGTAGAGTCTGCAACTCCTGCTGAGACTGAAGAGGCTACCGAAGAGGCAGCAGAAGAAGTTCCAGCATTGGACCCTGTAGAAGTAGCTGAGAAGTTCAACGAATCAGGTCTACCAACTATCTCACTAAAGCGTGTTGCTGAAGCGATGAAGTCAGAGACTAACGAAAAGACTGTAGACGAACTAATTGCTGACGAGAAGTCATATGTATCAGCTGTTTCTGAGTCTGCTTCAAAGGCAGTTGCTGCTGAGACCACTGGTGTCATTAGCGAAGCCTCAACCACAACTGCTATTGATGACTTCAACGCTATCGTTGGTCGCATCGCTGGCAACAAGTAAGAAAAGGAAAAAGAATGGCTCTTAACGAGACTTACAAAGACGGCAATGAGCTTGTCCTTCCTGTAGCAAGCACTGTTAACTCAGGTGACTTGGTAAAGGTTGGTGCACTTGTTGGCCTAGCACAAAAAGACGCATACGCTGGCGAAGATGGTAACTACTACACCACTCTTAAGTTCAACGGTGTTGTTAAAGTATCTACCCTAGTTGCAGTTACTGTTGGCGCAGCAGT